CAACAATTCAACGGATGTGGAATCTAAACTACTATCAAACACCTCATCTAAAATTAACAAATTAGTATTTGTTGAATTTTTCAATTTAGCAATTTGTCTCCATGTAAATAATAATGATAAATCTATTTTTTGTTTCTCACCTTCGGAGAAATTAGCATAAGAGAATTCATCACGGTGCCTACTCTTAATTGTTTCTTCAAAGTTTTCGTTGATGTTAAAGTTAACAAAGAAGTCCATGGCAGTCAGGTACTTGTTAATCAACTTGTTCATAATTGGCAAATACTGTTTGATGATTCTGGTCTTAATGCCACCATCTTTCAACAATGTACCTGCAAATTCATGATAATGTTTTTCTGTTAACTGTTCTTCGTATAACTTATTATATGATTTCAATTCATTTTTTAAATCAACTAACTTCTGGTCACTACCCTCAGTCTCAACACCTTTCTTGGTCAACTCATCTATCTCACCATTTAATTTGGTAATGTAACTACTGATTGCAGATATGGTAGAATTATGTTTGATAACTTCACCATTGTGTTCATTGATATGAGTAAGAATATCGGTGATTGATGTTACTTCATCAGTTACCTTTTTTAGTTCTTCTTCAATCTCTTGGAGGCCAGTTCTTTGTGTATCAATTTTTTCTGTCTTTTCTTTAACTTGAGAATCTTTCCACTCAGGTGTAATAGATTGTTTGCAGGTAGGACAGTCGTGGTTGCTTTCATAGAACTGAATCTCTTTTTCATTTCTGTCAATATTGGTTTGAACCTTACCTTTGATTTGAAACAAACTCTTGGCTTTCTTGTCAAGTTTTTCTTTCTTATCACCAACCTTGCTTTGCAATATTGAAACGTGTCTGTTTATCTTTTCAACATCATTTCGTAATGCACTCATTTGCATTTTTGATTCACCAATCTCTGCCAATTTACGGCCAATCTCTGCATCATTGTTCTTTTTATTTTCTTCAATGTTCTGCATCTGTAGATTAATTTTTTCTTCTACAAGTTTGATATCGTATTTTGATTTGGTGATACCATCTTTTAAGGCAGACATTTTCTCTTTGACAATGGAATTCATTGACGAGAATATTTGTATGTCCAGTAAATCTTCAATGATGGTTCTACGGTCAGCGGCAGATAACTGCATGAATGGTACAAAGGATGCTGAGCCAAGAATGACAACTTGCGTGAAGGATTTATAATTTAGTTTGAGAATGTTCTTCTCTAAAATCTCTTGGTAATCCTTTGAAGCTGCATCTTGGTTCAGCAATACATCGTTCAGGTATATTTCAAACACATTCGGTTTGATACCACGAATAACTTTATATTTCTTTTGACCAATATGAAACTCAACCTCAACCACGGCATCTTTGCCGTTGATAGAGTTTAATAATTGTGGTTTGTTAATCTTACGAAATGGTTTACCAAATAAACCAAAACACAAAGCATCCAGAATAGTGGACTTACCCGCACCATTCTGACCAATAATCAATGTGTTGGTGGACTTAGTAAAATTAATTTCTGTAAATGCCGCACCAGTGGAAAGAAAATTCTTCCATCTAATCTTTTGAAATAATATCATGCTTGTTCAGTATTCAATGCCTCTACGTAGAGTTCTTTCAATAATGTTTTCAGTTTTTCGTTATTGATACCATCATCTTTAATTGTTTCCACATATTTGTTTAATGTGGTCAATGTATCTTCAGCTTGGTCTAACATATCATCGTCAAGGCCTTCTGTAAGGTCCGTGAAATCTTCTGCTATGGTGACATCCACTGGATTGACATTATAAAGGTTACTCATCAATTTGTCAAACAAATATGGGTTGGTTTTATTAATTACTACCATCTTGACATACTTGCCTGTATATTGAGATAAGTCCATATTGGTAATATCAGTAATAGTATCTTTCTTATCATCATAGGTAATACGATGAAACATTCTATTTGGATTCTTTATGAATTCCAGCGAACGCCTATCCATATCAAATATATGAAAACCCCTATCGTCATTATAGTCTTGCCAAGTAAGTTCATACGGGTTTCCCAAATAAAAGATACCATCAGCATTGGACCTATGATGATAATGGCCAGAAAAAGTATACTCAAACTTCCTGAATAAAGCACGGTCTAGTCCTTCATGTGATGGCATACCACGATACATGGCAAACCCAGCAACTTCTAAATGACCCATACAAATTGTTGCTGATGTATTTTTAATTTCCGCAATAGAGTTATCATAATTCTCGGCACAAATCCAAGGCAACATACAAACATCGTATGTTGTATCTTCATATTTCAAATGTATGGTTTGTGGAGAATCAATCACGGTAATGTTGTCATACTCACGCAACAACAAATCAACCGAGTTTACATCATTGGTATTCTTAAAGTAAGTATCATGATTACCTGCCAACATATGAACTTCAATACCCATGTCAAACAATCTATCAAAGAACATCTCTTTGGTTCGTTTGAGTGAATAGAAGTTTACGTATTTTCGTCTATCAAAAGTATCACCAAGAATAAGAACAGTGCGAATTCCGGCAGCCTGTATGTTAGGAAAGAATACTTCATTATAAAATTTTTCATAGAAATCCAAGAAATGTGTGGAATCATTACGAGCTCCAAAATGTTGGTCGGTAATTATTGCTACTTTCATTTTGCCTTTTCAATATCTAAAACACGTTGACGTAATTCAGTAGTACTAAAACTATGTTGTCTACTATTGAAATATACAGATATTGGTAAATTAAAACCAGTAAATTGCTTATCTCTATATTCTTCACCAATGATTCTAACATCAATTGGATAAGAAGTCAATATGTCCATCAATTCTTTTTCTGTGGCATATGGTATAATTTCATCAACAAACTTACAAGCTTGTACCTGTATGAATCTTTCCAGTACCGTTTGTACAGGTTTGTTTTTGATACCAGGTCTATCAATCGTAGGGTCAATCTGTAAACCTACAATCAAATGGTCACATTGAGATTTTGCCTCTTTTAACATCATCACATGACCTGCGTGGAACAAATCAAATGTGGAACAAGTAAATCCTACTTTCATAATCAACCCTCAATAAATTTTTCAAGGCCTTTTGGTTTCTTCAAGGCGTCCTTTTCTGCCTTCTTTGCTGTTCTGGCATCTTCATATGTTTCAATAAACTCGGCAATATTGTCATATAGTTCAAACTGCCTTGTAGAACCATCTTCGGATTCCATCATCTCAAATTCATCCAAAATACCATACATCTCTGTGGCTTTGTATTTCACATATAGTTGTTTCTTTTCTTTTTGAATACGTCTTAGGAAAGCAAAGTAAATTACCTGTGTAAAGTATGCAAATGGATTTTTAGATTTGGTTTCATCAAAGTTTTCGAAATACATAAGACAGTTTTCAATACCGTCCGAAATCATTTCATCTCGGTAACTGTAGTTAATGAAGTTGGGTTTGTGTGATAAACCTTCCGCTATCTTCATAAAGCATTCGCCAATGTAATTTGGTATCTTAGGTTTCGGTTTATTTTCTTGTGTGGCAATAAGACAGGAAGCCTTGTAATCTGTTAAGGCCTTTAAGAAATCTTGGTTATTAATATAATGTTTAGTTTTACTCATTCAAGTGTACCATAAAAAGTTGTTGACAAAGGGCTTGACAAATGTTATAGTTCGTATGTAGCCCCCATGATGTTTAGTGTAATTTTATATTCTTTATATTATCCATTTCATCCATAGCACTTAAAACTTCCATCATATATTCCTTTTCTTCGTCAGTAGAAGAATTCTTCTTTTTGTTGACGGCAGCATTTACTTTCTCCACGGTAGTGTGGAAATACTCCTTAAAGTCATCACTTGGTTCCATAATACAGAGTATATCTTCCCATTTTACAGAAGCACGATTTTCTTTAATCATGGCAATTGGAAGCCATTGTTGCATTACTAAATTTGTGTTTCTTACCTCAAACATCATAGGCTCTATGATATCAACAACCTCTGCGTTAAGGCTGTCAAAGAAACAGATAACATCCATACCATCTTTGAATCTAACTATCTTTATGTCATTTTCCATCTTTAAGTCCTATATTGTAAATCTTAAATGGGAACTTCTCCTCATTATATATCTTTACTCTTTCCACAAAATGTTGTAATGTAAAATTCATATGTTTCTTATGTCTCATGTCATCTGCAATATCGTACAGCGTGGCCATTTCTTTGCCTTCACTTTGTCTCAATCCTCGTCCAATCGACTGAAGATTACGGACTCTACTTTTAGAAGGAGATGCAAAAATAATATTATGCAAATTACGAATATTAATACCTGTACTGAAAGTACCAAAAGAAGCAACAACGATAGCATCATTTTCTTTCTCCATAATTCTACGAACATCTTCTCGGACATCCGTATCTACTTTACCATGTATGAAAAAGACCTTACGGCCATTAGCTTTTTCTAATATATCATTATAAAGGATTTGACCATGTTTTTCAACCATTTGATACAATATAAGTGTATTCGTACCTAAACTAATTGCAAGGTTTCTGATGAACCTATTTCTGTTTTCATTCGAAATAAGGTAATCTATTTCTTCTTGGTATGTTGCAGACTTCATTCGTTCCACAACTTCATCGGAATGCCTCAATACAAGGCATTTGATTTGAAAATCTGATAATTGTTTGTTATCAATTAATTCTTTTGTGGTGATAACTTTTTCTACAGCACCAAAAAGACCTTCAAGTACCAGTTTATGTGTTTTGGTTCCGTCTAAAGTACCAGTCAAACCAATGCGGTATTTGGTTTTGGTTGCTGATGTAAGTATTGTTGTAAGTGATTGTGCTTTGAAGAGGTGTGCTTCGTCACCAATTACATAATCGAACTGTTCAAAGTAACTGGCTGGCATCGTATACAATGACTGCCATGTGGAGATAATTAATGGCTTGTCAGATACTTTATCTTTGCCTTGATAGATTCTATGTACTGCATCTTCAACTAAGAAACCATTGTGTGATGAATAGTCTACAAAATCTGAATACAATTGTTCCACTAAAGAAGTCGTAGGAACTATTATAAGGCCTTTAAGATTCTGATAGTCTAGTAGTTGTCTGAATAACAAATAAATGATTAGAGACTTACCTGAGGCGGTTGGGGACAACAATAATGCTCTACGTTGTTGTATTGCGTGTATAAAGGCTTTTCTTTGATGGTCTCTGACTTGAATTGGTTTATCTTGTGAGTGTAGATTCAAAGACTCCACAAACTTGTTGAAGTGATATATTGAATATTCGTCTTGTAGTTTAAGGTCACCCCAATCAATAAAGTATTGACGTTCATCTGCAAACTCTTGTAAGTATCCTGTAAGACCAAGATACAACTGGTGAGTTTGAAGGTTAAAAAGTCTTATCTTTCCGTCCCAGATTTTGTTTCTGAATGCTGGAACAAACTGGTGGCCAGGTACAAAGAATGTAAAGTACTCAGATAATTCTCTTGCAACATCTTTTTCACAAGTTATCTTGGCATACACCTCATCTTTTTTACGAATAACAATATCACTGTCCATTAACAAATTTTTCCCATGATATAAAATCTCTTAACTGCCACGTTCTTTGTTTAAGTTCTGACATAATAGATTCTATGACAGATATGGCTTCTTCGTGGTAGACCTTCTTTTCTAACAGTTTAATTAAGTCACCGTCAGCCTCTAAGTATGTATTAATGTCAGATTTCAATGCAAACTGAAATGGTTCCCAACCATATTCTTCCAATTCTTCTTGTGACATTTTACCTGTAAAGTATTCCCATTTAACTTTACGCATACGCAGATAATCAAAGTGGGCTTTCTTTGATGCAATTTTGTGTTTGGTTAGAATGTTTAGATACTTACTGTGTAGAATAGGAATTCTCAGTAGTTCTTTGCTAGGTTCTGTTTGATCCATATTTGAATCTATGTCCCAGTATTTTAATATTTGTTCAAGATTTTCCATGATTATATAAAGTGGCAATAAAGTTACATTATAACATTTTATTATTACATTGTCAAGTACGTATATGATTCATACCTAAATGTGGCACGAACAGTTACAATATTATCCGCAGATGATTTAGTATCAAAATTAATTTCACCCATAGTTAATGGAAAACAATTACGATATTGAATTCTTAATACAGGATTATTTAAAGCAGACAAAACAGTTAAAGTGGCATCAGAAAAATGTTTTTGTTTTTGTAATTCTTTGCTTCCATCTCGTCCTTCAAATCCATTCGGATTGGCAATAGAAGTAAACCAGTTATATAAATTTTTCCAAGTTTCTAAATCTTCATCAATAATAAACTCAATATCTAATGGATCGTAAGTTAATTTTGTACCAGGTGAATACATGTCCAAAAAAGGTGTGGGTCTAGGTACTTCACCTAATGAAATAGATGGTATACTAACAGTCTGACAAAAATATTGAACAGTATTAATTCTGTCAAATGTCAACAAGAACTTTGTAGGTTGTAATAAATTTGTATTTTGTGGATTTCTGTTTAGTACAGTCATTCATTTCTCCTTATACTACTATTTAGGAGCCAAAAAAAAGGACCTCCGAAGAGGTCCTTTAAATGTCACTCTGTGGTGACTCTCTAATTACATTAGATTGCGTACTTGGAAAATACGGTAGTAGACGTTTGAACGTGCGTTCAATGCGCCATTGCCACTTGTCAAACCAGTTGCGAATGGGTTTGCTACCATGCCGTAACGTGTTTTGAAACCAATCTTTGGTTGGAATGTGAACTGGTCAACTGCACGAACCATTTGTAGAGGAACGTAAGGGCAGTAGAAAATACCAGCGTCATAAGGTGATGTACCTTTGTAACCAACTGTAACCAATTCTTGGTTAGATGTGTATCCACCAAAATATGGGTCGATATAAACCTTGATACGGCCGTGTAACAAACCAGCAAATGTATTGCCTGTGTCATCAACCTGTAGGTCAGCTTGTAGAGCAGGTGTATATTGTAGAACACCAGCCATTGCCATAGCTGAAGCAACGTCAGATGATACAATCATCACGTTACCTTTACCTCTACGAGTTTGTTTTGCAATAACGTTAGCATCACGTTCAATTTGGAAAATCAAACCTTTGAAACGTTCAACAGACCAACGACCGTTAGAGTCTGTGTCCAAGTCGAAAGCACCAGCAGTTGTAACACCATACTGAGCACCTGGAACGGCACAAGTATAGATTGTACGGATAACTTCACGGTTGATTTCAGCCAAAATTTCTGTAGAAAGAATGTTTGACAATTCTGTTTCTGCGTCCAAACCATGAACTGCTTTCAAGTCTTGTGCAAGTTCTAGTGAGTATTCAGCTTTCAAAGCACGGCTTTGAGCAGTTACAGTAACTTTCTCAATGCTAAATGCCATTTGATTGAACATACCTGTATCTGTGTCTGCGCCCAAACCTTCAGCAACAGATGTTGTCATGCCGATACCAGTTGTGAATGCGTTAGCACGTTGGTCATTGCCTGTATCTGTACGAATGTCAGTTGCTGTATTACCTCTGAAACCATATAGGTTTGTAGAAGAAACGGCACCAGAGAATTCTGTATTTGCTTCGTTGAAGAAAGCTTCGTTTGTGTTGTTTGGACTACCTGATTGTGCAGAGTAACGAGCACGCATTGCGAAGATTAGACCAGTAGGTCCTGTCATTGGTTGAACACCAGCAACATCATAAGCAATCAAATTAGGAAGAGCACGGCGAACCAAGCTAATCAAAATTGGATCATAGTTAGAAACACCACCAGCGATGTTGGTAGGTGCTGCTGTATATGTTGTTTCGTTCAACTGCTGTGCAGATTCTTGCATAGCTTGTTGTTGGTTTTCCAAAACAAGTGCTGTAACAGCTTTCTTGTATGGGTCTTTAATAGATTCCAGTTCTGGATGTTCCAGAATTGGTTGCCATTTTTTTTGTAGTTCTTCTGTTAGATACATGAGTGTCTCCTTGTAAGTATCTTTTTATTGGTAAAGTTTATTTATTTTACCAAGGTTTTAGAGATTGTTTGTGCGTACTGAGCAATTGAAGGATCACTAGAAACAGTTTGTTTCTTTTCTTCTTCAATTGTAATTTCCTCATTCAAAGCAGAGCTATCGGCAGATTTAACAACGTTATTAAAATAAGATTCTCTTAGTGTAACAACTTTGTCTGCAAATTCTTCTTCGGTGGTAAATTCAACGCTCTCTGCGAGTTGTTTCATCTTTTCCACTTGAGTCTGCGTTAGGCCTTCACATACTGCATGTATAGCCTCGATTTTTTTGTGTTCGTTTAATTCTTTTTTAAGTTGAATTGCTGAGTTGATTTGGTCATTTAATGATTCTTCTAGTTCATCAACTCTGGTTGTTAATTCTTCAACAACGTCAACTTTTTCTTCTGGAATGTCAATGTAGTGTTCAACAAACAAGTCGTGTAGACCTTTGATGAAATCTTCTACGATTTCTGCACGTAGGCCTTTTTCAATTGCCAATGCATTTTCTTTCATCCATTCTTCAGCCATATAGTTCATGTAGTCATCAACTTTAGATGCCAAATCTTCTTTAACTTCTTCAACAGCTTCTTCAAATTGTTCGAACAATTCTTCTTGGATATCTTCCAAGATTGCTTCTGTACGAGCAATAACTGCTGATTCAAAAATTGTGGATGCTCTTGTGACAAATTCTTCTGATAGGTTTTCGCCAGATAAAAGAGCATTGATATCTTGTTCGATATCTTCTTTCATCTTTTGTTTTTTCATCATTTTTTTAATCATTGCTTTGTCTTGAGCGGAATCTTCATGACCTTCTTCTTTTTCTGATTCTGCTTCAGTAACAACTTCACCATCTAGTTCTTCTTCTTCTGAAGCATAAGATTGAAATGTTGCACCTGGATTTGGTGACATAGTTTGTTTTGCCAATTTAGCCATGATACGGTCACGAATAGAACCGTAATCAGTTGCTGGTTCTTGTGATGTGTTCACCAAGTCGGAACGACCTTTAGATTGTTGGTCTGCATCGCCAGACAACTTTGCAGCTGGTTGTGAACCAACTGGTGGTGTTGCTCCTGGTGGAGTTGCTGATGGTACACCTTTTGTGTAGTCAGGATTCATATCATCCTTTTCTTCAGGTGCATCACCGACTTTACCAACATCTTTTTGACCATAAGCCACAGATGTAGGTAGTTTTGATGGTTTGTCTTGGCCACCTTGTTTGCCTGAAACATTGCTTGATAGAATGTCTTTAGCGGCTTCGGTCAGATTAAATTTTGCCATTTTGAAAATCTCCTTGATTTTATATTGGATATTTATAATTAAAGTTTTTTGACAAATGATTCCCAAATGCGTAGACTTACTTGTTCGATTTCTTTACGTGATGCTTGCTTGATTTCTTGCTTAGCTTCTTCGTATTGATATTCAGTCCATACGCCATTGACCATCATCCATTCTTTGCCTTCCATAATGCCTTGTACAAAAGCACCTGGTGCTGAAGGGTCTGCTACGATATCTGCCGCTGTGGCTAGATGGAAGTCTCCTTGAACAACGTTGATTCCGTTTTCCATTTTTAGAGAACCCATACCTCTTGATGATACACCTAGTTGTGCGCCACCTTCGATAAGATTTCTTGCAATGTTACCCATTGGTGTTTCAAGAATTTTTGCTTTGCCTATCCAAGCATTTCCCTCTTGGCGTAAACCCACAATCAAGTGAGATACACGGTCGAGGTTAATAGAAGGGGTGTCTGGATGTCCCAGTTCACCAAAGGCACGATTTTTGGAAATGTATTCTTCATTGTAACGATTAACTTCATTGCGCATTGTTTCTTCTTTGTACATGCGTTTGTTTTTGTTAACTGCTTCTGCCACAAGAAAAGGACCCTCAATGAAAAGGGTCTTTTTACCATCTTTTTCTTCTGTAAGATACTGTACAGATTCGGTAAGTTCTCTAATGAGTTTCATTCTTTATTCCTTATGGTCTTAGACCGTAACTGCCGTAATTGAATGCTGCAGGATCATTAAACTGACCACGTTGGTAGTGTTCATTATCTTTACGTAGTTCCAATATAATTGTATAGCAACTGTTTGCAACCATGCCTCTTGTAATAATACCAATATCACCTTTACAACCTGCTGTACCTTTAGCCTGATTGGGAATTGTTGTCCAGTTACCAGCACCGTCATATTCGCCGTTGCCATTCAAGTGATAAATGTAACTTACAGTGTCGGCATTCCAGAACAATGATACCTGACCAGTTGTATCACAATCATACCACATACGATTTACTGCCAATCCATAAAAAGATAAAGGCCCTGTATTTGCAGTTGACGAAAGTAAATTGGCTTTAGAACTATCCAATGCACCATAAAGAGTGTTTGCTTGGATTCTGTCAGGGTCATTTTCTTGACCAGTGCCATCAAAAAGTCCAGTTAATTTAATAACTACATGTTCAGTTGTATCTTTAATGACTTGATAACCTAATGTATTTGCCATTTGTTTTTCCTATTATTCTTCGGTTTGTTCTTCTGGTTTAGCAATTAAATTCAAAGCAACTTCTTGTCTTTTTGTTTCAATATGTGCCATTACTTTGTCATGAATACCGGCATACAAAGCGTCACGCACTGAAGTGCCATTGTTTTGTGCTGCGAAATCTATAATTGCTCTTGCGTTTTCCATAATTTTTCTCCCGATTAAACTATTTATAATATACGTTTCAATTTAGTGAAGGTTTCTTCTTTTTTAGGTGCCGCTTTGGCTGCCTGCATATCAAGTTCATGTTGGTGTTCAGCATTAGCTTGGTCAATATCTAATTGATTTTGCTGTTGTTGTGCCTGTGCATCTGTCTGTACTGATGCTGCCATCTGTTGTGAAGCAATATCATTTGTAACACCAACTGGTAAACCAAGACCTTGTTCTTTCTCATCTTCCATTTCAGTTTGCATTTCTTTGATTTCATCATCTGTCAAACGCAATACATTTCTTTGTATCCATGCATGAGAGAAATATCTACCTGTGTAGGAATCAACAGAACTTAATAATGTTAATCTGTTGGTCATCAACTCAGCATCTTTTAATTCTTCAAAATTATTATCTTGAATAAAATTATAATGAATGTATTGTTTGAAGTCATCAAATTCTTCAGAAGTACAGATACCTTTTAATACACACTGCACACGCAATGCTTGATTAAATGTATCAGAAAACTTGTTACGTAATCTAGCAACAAACTTAGAGAACTTCAATTCGTCACGAGTAATTTCAGTAGTTCTGCCCAATGAGAATGCTTGATTCGGTTCTAAACGAGAAACTGGTACACTCAAAGCACCATACAATTTCTTTTGGAAGTACTTAACATCTTCCAACTCACCAAGGTTTTGTCCGCCTGGTAGTGTAGTAATCTCTGTACCTTTGCCGCCTTCTCTACGTGGTAACCAAAAGTCTTCCATCATTGATAGGAACTTACGGTCGTCACGGACTTCACCAGTGTTAGCATCATAGACAAGTTTGTTTTTATACTTGACCATAATGTCACGTAGATATTGTTCTGCTTTCAACTTTGGTAAGTTACCAACGTCAATATAGAAAATACGGCGTTCAGGTGCTCTTGATATACGATAGATAACAGTTGCATCTTCAATCATACGTAACTGATTCAAAGGCTTGATAGCCTTGTGTAAGTATGATAATACAACAGCACGGCGAGCATCCATCAAACCAGAAGATACTGAAATGATAGAATCAGTTGTAATACGAACACCTACAGGACCATAGTTGGAAGAAGAACCTGATACTACCTTATCGTTGTAAATATAGTATTCATTTACAGTATCAACAAGGTCTACACCTGTACGTTCATCTCTTTGTTTCTTAATTTCACGAACTTTACGTAATTTACGTGGGTCAATATAACGTAGTTCTTTAATACCAGCAACAGGATTATCTTTATCAATAATCATATGGTAGAATAATCTACCATCAATGTAGTATCTACGAAAAATGTCTTGTGCCATATTGCCATAATTCAATAGATTCAATATGGTTTGAAATTCTGCCTTGATGGCTTTCTTAATTTTTTCTGGTTGTTCTAGATTATCTAAAACAATTTCAGTAATTTTACCATCATCGTCTTTAACAATTGCTTCATTAACAATATCATCTATTGCAGATTCAATTTCAGGTTGCATGGCCATTTCACGGTAACGAGAAATTAGTTCTACCTCGTTTTTAGCAGTACCGTCCAAGTCAACATATGTACCATAATAAGCAGCAGATTGTATAGTTAATGCGCCGTCATCAGAAACAGGAGGCGTGAAAGATTGCTGAACGGATTTTTCCTGTTCAGTCTGGTCACGGGATATCGTAAATCCAAAAAGTGAAAATTTATTTGTAGTTGCCATATTTCCTTCTTAATAATAAAATCAAATAATCATAAAGGAGGGCACTAGGCCCTCCGCATATAAATCAAGTAGTTGTATTGGCTTCCCAATATTGATAAGCAAACGTTGTTTGGAATTCTTCCATTGTGTCGTTTGAACCCCAATCTAATTCGATGGGTGCCAAATCTATTGGAAATAAACCAACAAATCTGTAAGTCTTTAAAATGTCTCCAGCTTTACCAAATTGTGTAACAACTCCATCTGCTGTATAAGATGTTGGTCTGTTTGCTGTAGCATTACGGACGTTGGATGTATTGCTATTGATAGCATTCATCCATGATTCTAAAGAATTTCTAATAACGAAATCTTCATCATTGATGATTGTTAAAGACCAATCTGCAAATGTTCTGTTTCCAGCAAATTTCAATTCACGACCAAAATAATTAACAGGTACAGTTCCAATAGAAGAACCAGGTAACTGTGCTGCTTTGGCCATAAATGTTGTTTTTTGTCCTGCTAGAGAACCATTAGCTGCGATGATTGGAAAAACTAAAGAGACAGAGAATAGATTAGGACGGGCACCGTCTCCAACCATATTTGCTCTGAATTCTGCTACGTTAAATGCCATTGTTTTCTCCTATTTCGTTTTATTTATTAAGCTGCGCCAACGATTGTTGTGAAATCAACGCCAGTCGCAACAGCAACAAAGTTTAATTGAATGTAATTAATTGAACGAGCAGGTTTAATGTAGATATCACCAACAAAACGGTTGCCATCAATAACTTGTGGAGTATTGTTTGTAGTGTCACATACCACTTTAAAGTCTGTGACACCACGGCGACCTTGTACATCACGTAAGAATGGTGTAACTAAGGAAACAAACTGTGCTCTAGTAAATTCATCATTCAATTCAAACAATGAAAATTTAGCAGCATTAGAAATAGCTCTTTCTAGTGTGATAAACAATCTACGTACATTGATACGGTCAAATGCTGATGGTTTGTTTTGTAGTGTTTTATCACCATAAAGAACAACACCTTGGCCAGGGAATGATACGATAGGATTTACACCAGAAGAATAAATTGTATCTCTTTCTGATTTACTTGGATTCCATGCAAGTTTAATTGCATTTTTAATTTGTCCACGGTTCAAACCAGCAGGTGAATACCATGGTTCTCTTGCAGTATCTGTAGCTACACATATACCAGCAATGTCGCCGTTCAATGGAATCCAACGATATACATTGTTGTACTTGTCGTATTGATATTTCCAACCAGAATCTGCAACAACATAAGAAGATTTTGTTAAAGAATCTGCCCATGCGTTAATTAGTGTGGTTTCTTGGCCTGTTTTATTAATAACAGCTGAAGATGGAGGTGATACGAATACCACACAATCTCTACGTGCATCGGTCAACGGGTCTGGATTAGCAATATTGCTGATAATATAATTTTGTAAAGTTGTATTGGCATCAGCAGTTATTACTAATGAAACATCAATTGCATCTTTATTTTTGAACTGGTCGTATGCAGTTTGTAGGTTACCAGTTGTTGGTACTGCATCTGACCCATTAATCAAAGCAGTTGTAAGATTACCGTTTGAGTATGTACTTGTGCTAATTCTTGCAAACGTTCTGCCTGCAGCGGTTTGACCCCATGTAGAAGAAGTATTTGAATAATCTACTGGATCGGTTGCATAAATGTATTGTGATTGATTAAACAATACTTGTTTATAATAATTTGTATTGCCATCTAATGTTGCATTAATAGCTTTAGATACGAATCCAAATGTTTCAAGTACAGTGTTTGCAATACCTGTAAATTTGCCTGTGCCATCAATAACAACAATATGGAACTCATCATTTGCTCCCGATTGTGCAGCGGTATATGCAGATGTTGTTGGTGCAGATTGGAAATAATTCTTGTATGTCCACTGATTGAACAATGTGGTATTTGCAGAATCAAATACTTCAACTCTGATATTATTACCTAAAGATCCTGGATATTTTGCAATAAAAGAACCATAAGTATTGGCATTATTTTGATTTAACAAACTAATTTCAAAGTTTGATGTGTTTAATACCTGTACATTTGCAGAAGCGGTTGCATTGTTTGATGTTGTGCCTACCGCACGAACAGTTTTCAAATTATTACCATAAGATAAGAAATTTGAAGCTGTAAAGAAAGACACTGCTGAGTCAGAATCTGGACCCAAAGGTGCAAAAGTTCTAGCTAAACTTAACTCACTGTCAATAGACATTATTTGATTGGCTGGTCCCCATGGGAATGTTCCAGCAAAAGCACCGGCTGTAGTTAGAACTGAAGGTACGACTGTAGTTAAGTCAACTTCTGTTACATTTACGCCTGGAGAGATTTGAAACGCCATTTTATTCTCCTTGAATTATTATGTGTTCTGTAGGTAATAAAGATACCATAGTGATATTTATGAAAGCAGGTATTTACAACCTGTTATGTAGGTCTTTTATGAACTTTGAATATGTTTCGGAACCATCAGCAACTTCCCAAAGGTCTCCTCCCATCATCTCAAATTCGTGGTCCAAACCATCTTCTATGATTGGTGCTGGTAAAATATCGTCATCCATCTGATTCATATTCTCTAACTGAATCTGTTTACGGATGTCGTGGTTGACAATTTCTTTGAAATATTGTTGAGTAGTTACCCAAGAAAAGATGACCAAAGACATTACCATGTCGTCATTGGCACCTTGTTCAGCAGAAAAAGAATTCTTTTGTTGAATGAAAGTTGTCAATTCGGAGTATGTATCAAAATCGTTAATTATAAGTTTGTCACCTTCAATCAAAGTTTTAAGGTTTGAACAACCAATTGCCTTGACCTGCGGTGACATTTTCAGTCCCATCTGGATACCACGTGCAAAACCAGCTGATAGTTGTTGTGGTTTCTTATTACCTGTAAAGATTTTCCATAAATTTTCATATTCAAAGTCGGTGTGTAATGACTCTGCCACTTGTGGATTGTTATTAATCTCTACCAATATATACGCATCATTGTAATATCTGGCAGTATTATAGATGACGGTTGGAAAAAGAATTGGTGTAATTGACGAACTCTTATATGTGGCAACTTGTTTGTATGGTGTCTGTGAGATATCAATAACCGAAAAAGCAGAACAGTCCAGGTTTTTACCTTCAGAAACGTCTACGGTTATACAATATAAGTGGTCAGATTTAGATTCATTGGTGCCTTCTTTGACTGGATGTTCATAGATTTTTAGCAAATCATGTTGGTCAACAGGGTCTTTGTATACCAGACTTTGTAATTTGTAACCAGAAATAAGTGTATTAGATGAGCCCAAGAACTCAGTTTCAAACTCCTGTGAGAACTGACGTTCAGAAGTGTTACGGATTGTTTCTTCTTTCCATTTCTCATCACGGCCTGGTACCATAGACCAATGAATCTCAAAGTTCACATAATTGTTTTTCTTGTTGATTGAATCCATCCACAACTTGTAGAATAAATTCATACCGTTCGGAGTGGAAACAATAATAATTTTGGTCTTTTTACCGGATGAAATTACAGGGTAAACAGAGTTAAAGAATTCTTCAGCGATGTTTGTTGGAACGAAAGCGAATTCGTCTAAGAATACAATGTTAAAAGAACCACCACGAATGGCGGAACTAGATGTGGATGCAGCGATAATCTTAGACCCATTCTCTAGTTCTACGTTACCTTTGTTCCAGGTAACCACACCTTGTTGAAGCCACATTGGTAGATTTTCATATGCCAATTGATACTTAGATAAAATATCACGAGCAAGAGAACCTTTGTTGGCTAGAACGGCACAGTTTTGTTGGTCAGTAAAGATGGTTGCCCATAGCATATAAGCCACAGTGGTTGTTGTTTTACCAACCTGACGGGGGCATTTTGTAATGACAAAACGATTGTTTGCAAAGAGCTTCAACATTTGCTCTTGAAACTTCCACATTTTGAAGTTGATTAGACCTTCATCAACGTTGACAATCTTTATATAATTTTTGGCAAAATAGATTGGGTCTTTAGAACACTTAATGTATTCTGCAACTTGTTCTTCTGTGTATTCTACCTTGACGCCTGCCTTTTTAAGTAAAGGATTGTCACGATAGGCTTCACCGTATTTTAAGTCAACATCTTCAATCATTCTTTACTTTGTAAAAATTTATTTAACTCGGCAGTTGAACCAACAAAGATGGCTTTGTCAATCTTGGTATCGCCATCTTTTTTCTTACCATCCATATCACGCATTTGTTTTTGTATACCTAATAATTCTTTGTTTGCATCTACCATATTTTTGAGTAATGTGCCATAGACCTCAAATGCTCTGGGGTGTTGACCTGCTTTGGCTACTTTAAGAATTTCTTCCATGGCTTCTTTGCCTTGGTCAATAATCTCTTGCAAGTTTTCTTTAGACTGTTGATACGCATCATTCAGGTCTTGTTTTATATCAGGCTCATTATAATTTACTGTAACAACAGCAGAAGGTTTTTTCTTTTCTTCTTCCACTGGTGTTACATCAAATATTTTTTCCATGTTTTTGTCAAATGTGTTCATATTATTTTACTCATTTAAAATTCAGTTATGATTGTATTAGCCGTATATGATGATGTAGCATTAGCATTTGCTGGATTTGGTCTAATATCAATCTGTACATATTTTTGTGGTGTAATGTTGTATGAAGTAAACTTATAATTTGCTAAGGTATTAACGCCGTATATAGGTTGAGTAGAAACAAAATCACCATTGATGTTTGTTAAGTGTAACTTATTGTTTTTCCATAACACAACTTTACCAGTAGCAATTGCTGTACTTCTTGTATATCCTTGATAAACATCCTCACCAATCTGATATGTTCCCGTACCTGATGCAGCATTAATAGAAAATTCTACCACTTGGTCTGGTGTAATCTGATTGTAAATTGATGTGATGGAATGTGTGATAACACTTGTTTCTGCTGTTTTACCAAATATGAAACCTTTGACAGTAAAGTTCAAAGTCCATATAACCATTCTTGGGTCTTTTTCTCTGTTACCCTCATATGTTATATCTTGATTACAACTATTTAAAACAATAGGAACTTCTTTAATGATTCCCATTTCAGGAACCATATTTAATTTAATAGTGTAATCTGGTGTAAAGTATGGTAGAATGTGTTCTATTAGCTGAGTACCATCTTCAATATTACGAACATAGAGATATAAATTAAAATCAAAATTGTAAGGCACGGGATTGTATTGACCGATAACACCGCCTGCTGTTGATGCAAAGTTCTTAACATTGGTATTTAATTTTCTGGATGTATCATATGACATACCAGTCATTTCAAACGACATTCTTGGTAAGGTCATTTGAACTTTTTTGTCAAGTGCCAAATCTTCTTCAAGTCTCATCACATATGATTCTTTTGCTGCATATGCAATAGGCACCAAAAATCTTTCTTGTTCAGACAAATTTGGATTGTATCTAACCAATGTAATATCTTTGAATAGATTACCAAAACCTACTACAAGTTTTCTAATAGTTCTATTGTAATACGGTGTTGACATTAGATTGGCCCAAACGGATTGGTTTCTGAGAAGTCTATGATACTATTGGCTTCTTCAAATATATGTTGATTGTCATAGGTTTCATTTCTTGTAGAATCTTTTAACGGATCAAATGAAATTAATCTATGTCTTGCGTTACTTGTTACACCAATAATCAATACATTATCTGTAAATTCACCATTAATATTTGTGACACTTAATGTATTTGATGTGTTACTCCAGCTTTGTACTGTAGCAGTAACAATTGCATTTGCATATGTGTTGTCGTTAGATTGAAACACAACTTCTTTTTGTGTATAGTTATTTGCACCTCTGGCCACATTCAAATCAATTGTATAGCCAGACTGAGAAACAACATCATCAATCTCAAACACACCGGTATCAATGACTTCTTGTGAGTATTTGAATTTCTCCATTTCCAATTCGTAGTAATATGGAATTTTACGACCTAACATGAAGAAGTCTTTAGTTTGATTCACAAATTTAATTTCAAACAATTCACCAGTACCATTTAGAAACGGCACATAAATCAAATCACCTTCACGGGGTCTATTAAAAGAATCTTGTGGCACTCGTTGAGAGAAAGAACGCTTAGAGATAATAACATTGATGTTATTTTTAATCTCAAGTCCAAACTTTGAGAAGAATTCTCTTTCGCCGCCGTACTCCATAGAACTTGATAGGTAGAATTCTACTGGAAATGCTGAACTAAATTTCTTAACTGGATCTTCACCATAAAGTATGTCTCGGTCTTCCTCATTAAAGATAGGAAGATAGTAGGCGTCAAAACCCATAATCTTTATGGACTCTGTAATCAAGTCCTCTACTACCCGTTGTTCGGATAACGAGTTGTAATTATTAAAATAGACGGAGGTAGCGATTTTATGTACCTACTCTTTCAATTTTTCGTTTTCTATTCAAAGCTGCTTGCCTCATTTTTTCTATGGTTTCTGGAGAATGTTTTTTGCCAATTTGTTTTTTTGCAATTGCACTTAATTTCTTTTTGGTTTCATCTGATACAATCCGGCCTTTTCTACTTTCACTCATTTTCTTTTTAGTTTCATTTGAAAGTTTCCAAGTTTTACCTTTTGCGTGTTGATTACCAATTTTTGTTAAATTGAATTGATTCCTTCTAATATCTTTTTCTTCTTCCGTTAGATTGTTCCAAAACGATTTTGATTTTTCTGCCAACAATTTTCTATGATTTTCGTCCTGCATTATTTTTTTAATACGTTCACTATTTTGTTTATTTTGTTCTTCTGTTGGTTTCCATCCAAATGTTCCTTCACCACCATCAGTTTCATTATAACCATTCAATTTTGTATCTAATTTTTTAATCCAATTTTTTTCTTTCTCAAATAATTCTTCTTTTGTATTAGCCTCATCTAACTGATAAACAATAAAATTTTCTAATCCATGTTTCAACATGGCACTATGTATATAACAATGTTTTGGTGAACCAGGATTTTTGGCAATTTGTTTATGTTGTTTATAACGCCTATTGATTTCTCCTTTGGTTACACCAATATATTTTTTACCAATCAATTTGTTTTCTATACAATATACTTTCATAAAATTCTCCTTTTTATTTTATTTATATAAAAAGGACATTTGAGCACCATTTGAATATTTACTCAATTCATAAACATTTCTAAAGGAGCCCCATATTTGTCACCAATCTCTGCATGCAAAGCATTAATTTCATTGTCGGCTTCTTGATAAATCTTATCGCCATTCAATGTAACACCGCCTGGTAATTGAATACCATTAAACTTTTTAAGGTTGTTACCCCAAGAACGTTTGATTAAAGCAGTGGCATATTCTTTTAACCAACGGTCATTCCATGCCTGTGTATAAACATCTGGATTAATTGTGGCATAACATTCTGCCACCACAACTGTACCAATTGGTGCTTGAGATTGTCCCCAAGACCAATCAATGTAGAGTCTTTCCATGTGTCTTTGGTACCTAATAGGAACTTCACCGGTGAACAGTTGTTCTAACATACGTAGATGTTGTAGTGTCATGGTGTAATTGATGTAGGACGCTGAGGTGAAGTCATATAACTCATTCAGACGGAGTTGGTATCTCAAGTCAAACATGGTAATAGTTGCCTGAGAATCATATAACGGAAATATTCTGGTGATACCAGTAATCTCCAAACGATTATTGGCATCATCTAACGTATTGGATAAATCTATGTAACGATTGTTGATATCCGTTTGGTCAACACGTTTAACGTAATAGATTTTTTGTAGACCATCAAAGTGATAATCTTGCCAGTATTGTAAAGCATCATCAATACGGTCTTCCACCTGGTCGTCATCAACGTTGATTTCGATAACTGGAAATCCTAGTCTACGTAGACAATAGTCTTTAAATGCACTTCTTGATGTTATTGTGGCCATTTTCTTATTTGATTTTAGTTTACAATAATGGTATTTAGTTTGAAAATACTTATTTACTTTCTATCTGTAACGGTCCTTGAGATATTGTTTGCCTTAAAATATCAATATTCAATTCATTGGACTTAACCATTTCATTTCTAAATGATTCTACGGCAGCACCGGTCTGTCTTTGTTGTTGACTGTTTTCTATAAGTAAAACTGGCAACCAAGTTATTGCACAAGACCACTCATCAACATCTTTACCAGTATTTGGATTTACACCTCTCATCTGAGTAAACCAAGAACATTTAATTCCAATACAATCCTTTTTAATCAAAGGACAAAAATCACCAGGTTTCATTTGCATAATATCTCCATATTAAAATTAACTTCAAATAGAAGTTGGTTTGACTGTTGCCAGTCAATTTCACCATCGACTGGATTAAAAATATTTATATTAATCTTTTGAAGCTATAATTAAATCAACATATTGTACACTGAAATCCATAGCCGTGCCAGTAAAACCGTGGGTGTGTGATTCGGTTGCGTTAACTGCTGTTGCGTTATTAATAGTAATACCTGTCGCCGCTGCAGCCGTGTTTACGGTATTCACTTGGCCACTTGATGATGAGTCGAATCTACCTGCAGTTCCGTCAGTTGTACCCATTGATGCTGCGTGAAAGTGAGTTGGGTCTGTGATTGTGTGACCGTGTGCCGGCATACCGGACTGAGCTGCCGTCAATGTAGTTGCACCAACAGTACCTGCTGGAGTTCTGCTTGCGAATACTGAGGTAAATGATGTTGTACCACCTGAACTTGCCGCACCACTAACAACTCTTAATGCTTTATTATCATGTGTTATTTGTTTAGTCCAACCAGTTGGTGCTGCTGTTTGTTGAAACAACATTAAAGTTCCAGTAGGAAAAACACCAACAAAAGATGTTGCAGTTAATGCACCTGTTGATGGATTAAAACTCAACTTAGTGGTTGATGTGTTTGCTTTTGATAGATTTCCGGAACTACTTAAAGACAATAAAGGATATAATGTTAAATTATTTGTTGTATCATCTGTAATAGTGGCTGGCGCAGAATTATTTGCGGTATTAAAAGCAGCATTGGCTTGTATGAAGGCACCATTAGCATATAGAGATGCTGAATTTGCCACATGAGTTGGTGTATTGGCTTTTATGAATGCTGCATTGGCTTGTATGAAGGCACCATTAGCATATATTGAAGCGCCGTTTGCTTGAGCATATGCTGAGTTAGCATAAGAACCAGCTGCAGCAAATGATGTTGAGATTGTTGTACCATCATTAAATTGTAAGTTTGGTACAAATAATACATTAGTTGATGGATTAAAAGTAAATTCTGTACTTGCTGTATTAACTAATGTCAAACTACCCGAAGTGGATTGTGCCATCAATGGATATCTTGTGGCGTTGGTAACAGTATCATTCAGAATAGTAGGTAAACCAATTACAATGGGATTGCCGGTATAACCTTCAACTTGAATTAATACATTATCACTGAGTGTTGCACCATTCGTTAATGTAATTGTTGTGTTTGTTGATTCTGCGAATTCAGAAGGATTTTGTCTAACGCCGTTTATAAAAATGCTAACCTGATTGGCACCTTGAACATATGTTGGTGTTGTAAATGATGTTTGTCCAGCTGTTGCAGTGTAGGTTATTACATTAGAACTTACCAAAGAACCTGCTGCGTTTACTGCTTTCCAACCATAACCTGTATATGTCCAGGCTTTTGTATTGGCATTGTACACTTGTCCAGTTGTTGGTGATGTTGGAAAATTAATCGTTGCCATTTATCTTACCTTTTAATTCATCAATTTGAATTTGTTGCTCTTTAATTGCCTCTATTAATAAACCAATCATATTTGAATACATAACCGATTTAACATTTTCATTTTCATGTACCAAATATGGTAACACTTTTTCCAACTCTTGAGCAACAAGACCCATACTGTGGTGACCATTATCTCTCCAATCATATTCAACACCACGTAATTTTTTAACTGTATCAATAGCATTTGTAATTGTTACAATATTATTTTTAAGGTTTTCATCAGAAGTTGCAGTGACTACTGTTGAAGATAATGTACCAGTTGACGGTACAAAAGTCAACTTTGTAGATGTTACGTTTGCAGTTGATATTGATCCTGATGTTGCGGTTGTAAATATTGGATATAATGATACGGCTGATGTGGTATCATTAACAATTGTTGTACCAGAGGTAACAGCAACGTTGGCTGCTGATGTAATTCTACCTTTTGCATCAACAGCAATAACTGGAATATTGGCCGATCCGCCATATGTAGCAGCTACAACACCTGATGATGCCAATGTTGTTGCAACTGCACCAGCTGTTGTAGTAATATCTCCAGTCAGTGCTGGCATCCGTGCGGCAGGTAACGTACCAGAAGAAATATTGCCAGCATTAGTTGTGTCTGTTGTCGCTGATGTAGCTAAACCAGAAACAGCAGAAGAAGCAATTGCAATGGCCATATTTGCCGCTGCTGTGATTCTACCTTGTTGGTCTACTGTAATATAATGTGATGTTGCAGCACCACCATAAGTTGCTGGTGTTACAGCAGTACTTGCCAACTGAGCAGCCGATATGGTGCCAGTTAATTGTGTGGTAGCAATAGAAAATGATGATTGACTTACCCAAATAGGAGTTGCACCAGAAGTAATCGACAGTATTTGTCCTGCTGTTCCTGGACTTAAAAATGCTGTATTACTTGCTGCTATTTGATATGGTAATGCACCAGCAGAACCACCAAGTATTGAATAAGTGTTTACAGTTGGTGTTGAAAAATCAACCCACTGATATGAAGTGCCATCAGTAACCCATGTATATTCTGTACCATCAGAACTATCAATCCATCTATCACCAGCAGTGTTACCGGAAGCTGGTGGTGTTTCTGCGAATGTTACAGTACCACCGCCACCAGAACTTGCACTTGAGAATGTGATTGTTTTTGTTGTTGTACAGGCTGATATTGTTATACCAGTTCCTGGAGTAATTGTAATCGTATCATTATTACTTGCTGGTGTTACGTTTACACCGTTTGCGGCAAATGTTGTGAATCCAAGTTGTACTGCACCATTTGCTTCCGTAAAAGCCGCATTAGCTTGAGCAAAAGCCGCATTGGCATATGCAGCGGCTGAGTTGGCAATAGCATCTGGTGTATTGGCTCTTATGAATGCCGAATTGGCTTGAATGAAAGCACCATTGGCATACAAGGCTGCTGAGTTGGCTACATGAGTTGGTGTATTAGCTACCAAGAATGCCGAGTTTGCATATGATCCAGCAGTAACTGCTTTACTATCTGCTGTTGCTGCATTTGTAGTTGCTGTGTTTGCTTGTACATAAGCTGAGTTAGCATAAGAACCCGCCGTTATTGCTTTAGAATCAGCTGTATTGGCTGATGTAAAAGCACCATTAGCATATAGAGCAGCACTATTAGCAATAGCATCTGGTGTATTGGCTTTTATGAATGCTGCATTGGCTTGAATGAAAGCACCATTGGCATACAGAGAAGCACCTGCAGCATTATTTACGCCAGTATTTGCTTGTGTATATGCGTTAGTAATATAACTGAATACATTATAACCATTGATAGTGACATTATTAGCAATTAAGTTACCGGTAATGTCTCTTGCTCTTACATTTGCATATTTAAATGATGGATCGGTAATAACAATATTATTATTTGGTGACACTTCAGGAGTATAACCTTCAAAAAATATCCATTGGTTTTCAGATGAGTCACGAATTAATCCAGTATGTGCATTTTGTCCATCGTTATAATGAGAAGAAAAACCAATGTCTAATAAATCGGATGTATAATTGCCTAAACCTAAAATTATCAATGTATCATTAACTGTAAAGGAAGATGTATTAATTGATGTTGTTGAACCAAGAACAGTTAGGTTACCTGTAACAGAAAGGTTTTGTGATATATCAAGTGAGCCATTGATTGTACCACCAGTTAATGGTAGTGCATTATTTGCTTTGGTAAATGCCGCATTGGCTTGTACAAAGGCACCGTTAGCATATAGTGATGCCGAGTTAGCAACATAATCTGGTGTATTTGCTTGTAAGAAAGCAGCATTTGCTTGTATGAATGCTGCATTGGCATATAAGGCTGCTGAGTTAGCAGTATCTCTTGCAACATTATCTTGTGGTGAAAGTGTATTAGCATATTGAAATACAGCATTTGCTTGGATGAAAGCTGCATTAGCATATAAGGCAGCACTATTAGCAACATGAGTGGGTGTATTTGCTACCAAAAAAGCAGCGTTGGCTTGAATAAAAGCACCATTGGCATATAGACTGGCACCAGCTGCATTATTTACGGCTGTGTTGGCCTGAATATATGCCAAATTTGCCACAGAAAATGATGAGTTGGCATATGTGCCTGTAGTATTTTGAGAACCATATGCTGAATTGGCTGCAATGAAAGCACTATTTGCATATAGTCCTGCTGAATTGGCCGTATCTCTTGCTACGTTATCTTGAGGTGATAATGTATTAGCATATTCAAACACCGCATTGGCTTGTATGAATGCTGCGTTGGCATATAGAGAAGCACCAGCTGCATCATTCGTTGCCGTGTTTGCTTGTGTGTATGCTGAGTTTGCGTATGATTCGGCTGAAACTCTTGCAAAATCAGAACTATTCAATCCATCCAACAAATCGGCATCTAATCCTGAACCTGCACCATCATTACCAGCGTGCCAAACAATATTGCCGCCGTAAGTTAATTGACCTGTACCTGCAGCACCAAGTGTTGAAGTGTTGGAACCAAAAGAAACATAACCGTTCGCTGCGTTTTGTTGACCTTTAATTTTTATGGAGTCTGCGGTATTAAAGTCGCCAATCCATGCATCATCACCAACTTTGAAATTTGTTCCTTGTCCATTATTTGCAGTTGCAACATAATCAAAAGTTATTCCGTATGAAGAGGAAACAGCTTGTATGCCTGCAATTAATTGTGTATTTGAAACTGCACCTGAGGCGCCAGCGACAGAGATTACAGAACCACCAGGTGGTGCCAATAGATTGGTGCCGATGCCGCCTGAGGCACCGTTAGCCATATCAATATAAACACCACGATTTGAACCACCAGTTTCAAAAAATCTTAATTTGTTTTGATATATGTCAATGCTTACACCAGATGTAAGTGTGGTGTTAGTAACGGATTTGGCAAGAAATATCTCACCACCTTCATCTCCACTTTGATACGTGGATTCAAGGTTACCATTAACTTTTAAACTTACACCATCATATGCTAAACCCGAACTACTTGTAAGAACGTTACTAGAATTTTTATATAGTATCTGGCCTGAATTACCTGGGTAAGTATTTGCTTTGTCAAACGCTGCATTTGCTTGTGTAAATGCTCCGTTAGCTACATCCCTTGCAAACTGGTCTGTAGGAGCACCTATGGAATTGAATGTGATTGTTTTTGTGGTAGTGTTGGTGCTGATTGTTATGTTATTACCAGCAACAAAAGAAAGTGTATCTGATACTCCACTAGCCAGTATTAAAGAGTTATTGGCATTAATTGTGGCAAATGTATCTTGATTTGTTATATAAGAAATGTTGTTAATACTATTCTTATAATACAATTTACCATCGGCATAGTTGATAGCAACCTCACCATGTTGTAAATCAACTGGTGTGTTTCCTGTTATGCCTGATTTCTTTAACTGTATTGAAGTATTTGCCATTTAATTAAAAACTTCCGCCGTCCTTTATTGTTTCGACTGATGATAATAAAGTATTTTCATTACTATTATTTAACTCATCAATTTTCTTTCGCTTGGCAGGAGTTAATTGCAAATATTCAATTTTACTATTCAATTGTTCAATTACTTTGTCGTGTTCAATTTTTGCTTCATTGAGTTTTGTTTCATACTCTTTTTTAACATTCACCGTTTCTTCTCTGGATTTATTTAATTCATTTCTGAATGTTTCCAAATGTGAAACTTGATTTTTTATATTCTCATATTGACTTTTAATCATACGAAGTTCATTCAATTCATCATTTACATTGCCTGTTTTATTTACTTCTTCATCTAACCTTCTTTGAAGTTCGGCTATCTTGGCATTTTCATTTTGTAAATTTGAATTTCTGACTTCATTTAAAGCAACATTTAACTCGTCATTTGATGTTAATAACGATTCTATTTTTTCATTTAAATCTTTAATAACATCATCAGACACTTTTGCGTTTGCTTGCATTGAAACATTCCGAATAACACAATCTGTCATTGTGCTGGTCAATGTCTCAATGTAATAATTTAAATACTTTTCATTTCCCATATCAAACTCCTATCATATTAAAAATTATATAGTCAAATTAGAATTGACCTCCGTCCAACGTTGTCGACCAAACTGGAACGCCTGCGTTGGTTGTTGTAAGTATTTGATTAGACCATGTTTGGTCGGATATGCCTGCTGCAGAAGTAACTTGTATTGCTCCATTTGCATTACCATACATAATACCGTTTGTGGCAAATGTAGAAACACCTGTACCGCCTTGTGAAACACTCAATCCAGAAATAAGACCAGCAGTTACATCGGTCAAACGGCCGTATGCATCTACTGTCAATGCTGTGATTGTCTTGTCAGCATCTAATGAACCTGTTAGTGTATATGTGGCATTTGCAAGTGTAGAAAGTGCGCCTGATCCAGTACCAACTAACAAAGAACCATTAGTAAATGATGATTGACCTGTACCGCCTTGTGCAACGGTTAAACCAGAAATATCTGATCCTGTTGCTGCTGTTACACGGCCGTAAGCATCAACGGTTAGTGATGTAATTGTCTTGGCAGCACCTAGTGAACCTGTTAATGTGTAACCTGCATTAGCAATTTGTTTCAATCCGTTGGTGCCATCACCAACAACAATTTGACCTGCTGTGAATGTAGATGTACCAGTACCGCCTTGACCAACTGTTAGACCGGATATTGCTCCGAATGTTGCCGCAGTTAATCTGCCATATGAATCAACAGTTAATGAAGAAACTGTATTGTTTGCAGCACCACTGCCAGTTGCAGTATATGTGCTGTTTGCAAGTGTCGTCATTGCACTGGTGCCAGCACCAATAATGATTGCACCGTTTGTGAATGAACTTGCGCCTGTACCACCATTAGGTACAGATAAATCTGTAGTTAACTCCAACTCAGAAATTTTTGCTTTGGTAGAAACTTCTAATGTAGAGGTTGTGATTGCTGTAGCAAGAATGTTTGCATGTAAGTTTGCAACATGAAAACCATTACCAGAAATGTCGATGACGTTACTTCCTTCTGGTTCAACATTGTAACTGTCAAAAATGTAGAAGTCTTTATTGCCAGCATGACGAATCAAACCGGCATGTAGGTTAGCGGATCCGTTGTTATAGTGACCAATGAAACCAATGTCAACTGCATCGGATGTGTAATTGTTACCAGCTAAGTACAATAACGGGTCAGAAATTTCAAGTGTATCAACATTGATGATTGTTTCTGTACCAAGAACAGTCAAGTTACCGCTAATGGTAATATCACCGTCAATAGTTTGAATTAAACTTGGAGTGTTTGCACGAACAACAGTATTGTCTGTGTTAAATGTAACTTTATTGTTGCTGACGGTTGTTGTAATACCTGTTCCACCACCAACAAAGTCTAATGTTTGTCCAGTATCTACAACGTCTGGTGTGCCTGTGTTGCCTGCAATCGTAAATGATGTAGAAATTGTTGTGTTGGCAATGGACATAACACGACCATTGGCAGCCACTGTAACAACAGGAATTGCTAATGCACCACCATAAGTGCCTGCTGATAAACCGGACACTGTGTCTAAAGAAGCACTTAATGTAACAGCACTAGTACCATCAAATCCAACTGCTGATGCAGTAATATCACCACCTGAAATGGAGAAGTTTCTAGAATTTAATAGTTGAGTAGCTGAGTTGGCATTTCCATACAAAGCACCAGAGAAAGCACCGTTTGTGTCTCTTTTAACCAAAGTGCCTGCGGTATTTGTAGAAGTTGCCGCATCAATCGTTGCGGTATAAATCTGGCCACCAACATTAATAACACCAGTTCCACTTGGACTACCAAGGAATAATGTATTTGATTGATACGAATAAGCAAATTCACCTGCATTCAGTGACGTAGGTTTGCCTGTTGTGGTGGAACGTTTGATTAAAATTGAGGTATTAGCCATTTATTATCCTTATTATCGACTATAATGTATTTATTAAAAACTGCCACCGTCAACTAAGTTAACTGTGATGTTTGCGAGATAACCTGGTCCACCAATCTGAATAATTTTATTACTTGTATCACCAATGAATAGTGTATTTGACGCAAAAGAATATGCTAACTCACCATCTTCCAAGTTAGATGGTCTTGTATTAGCATAAGAACGTAAAATCTGGATGGTTGTATTTGCCATTTAAAAATATCCTGCATCCACATCAGTTATTGAATCATTAATTGGTACCACTTCAAATGTTTTTGAAGTTGAATTGTATATAATTGCATCACCAGTATTTGCATCACCAATGGTTAAGTCTGTGGCACTCTTGAGTGTTCTTGTTCCATAGGCAATAGATTGTACTGTGCCAGTAAATTGGTTACCAACTTGTACTTTGATTGTTGATGGTGGTGTTACCGTTATATTAGGCATATTAATCCTTTAAAATACAGTAACTTGTGGCAATACGTTCACAATTCCTTCTAAAACTCTTGTTATATTATTTGAAGAATTTTTGATGACTACATCATATACATAACGGCCTGCAGCAATATTGGCTGTGTTGGCCGAACCCAAAGAGAGTGCAATGACACCGGTCGCTGGTTGGCTGATGGTGATTACAAAATTTGCAGTTGTGTTACTGGAATAATAAGATTTTTTGACTTGACTTTTAGCCGCAAATCCGGTAAGGTTATACGCATCACCATTCACATCAGTCAAAGTGATAGATGTGTTAAAGTCTGAACCTTGTTCTAAGAATAATTCCTGATATCCGGCACTAATTTTAATACTCCTTGGATTGTATATTAGTATTTATGGCGTTTTCTTTTCTTAGTTTCCACCATTTTTTAACTGCTTCACTGGTTCTTTTTTTAACTTCTTCACTTTGGCTGCCGGTTTTTAATCCTTTATTCCAAGGTATACTTCCTCTTAAAGTTTGGCTTATTTTATTTCTTGTTTCTTGTGTTTTTTCTAAACCCATTTTAGATTCACTTATTTTTTTCTTTG